GGAGTGGTGTAGGCCTAGAATTCTATAAGGCTGAGGGCCTAGCGATACTAAGAAGCAGTAAATCTGTGGTGCTAGGATTGATTTCCCCTTTAGGGGGGATTACATAGAAGTAAACGTTCTGCTATGTCTAAAACACTAGAGACGTTCAACTAAGACTCGGGGAGGCCCATTCGTGGCCTGAGAACCGGGCCTTTACCAGGGAATAATTTCGTTGACGGTTGAAACCCTTAGGGGCACTTGTAGGCAAGAATCGAGATTATAAAGGTAAGGAAACCAACCACGGCTTGCCCGGATGGTCATAGAACCATTATTGTTAAACGGTCGAGAGGAGCCCGACACCTGGGCAGAAGTCGTAAGACGAGTGGTGTGACTAGGCAGAGTGAGAGTACTCGCCCATAATTAACAACAACTAGGAGACAGCCCATGTGGGACCAAGTACCAGCATTTTCAATGTTGCTCATGCCCTTCGTAGGCCTGTTCGGATTTATGCTCAGGAGAATATTCGTGAAACTAGACCAAATAAAATCAGAAGACGAAATACGCCGAATCATGGAAGACAGGCTCGCGCCGCTCCATGTACGGCAGAAAGATCTTTACGCGGATATATCGCGCATAGAGAACAAGTTAGACAAAATACTGGATCTCATATTAAATGGCAAAAGACGATAAAACAGTAGCAGGAGAGCTTATTCAAGCTCAGCCCTTCGGCAGACCCACCAAATACTCTTCTCAGAACTCTGAGGAAATAGGTGAGTTATTACGTAAAGGCTTTGGTAAAGCTCAGATAGCTGCGCACTGGAAGATATCCCGACAGACATTAGATAATTGGTTATCCAAGAACGAAGACCTTAGAAAGGCCTTTGATGCAGGACAACCACAGGCAGAGGCCTGGTGGATGGAAGTAGGCACGGCAGGCATGCTGGGCCAAGTAAAAGGATTTAATGCCACCATATGGATGGCTAACATGAACAATAGATTTGGGTGGTCTCGCAAAGACAAAGACGACATACCTCAGATAAACATAGAAAACATGCAAGTGTTGCAAAATGTGCAACAACTCAATGACAAGGATTTGGATGCTAAGATACACAGCATTATAGGGAAGATAAGTTATGGACAAGAAGCTGAAGAAGGAACTAGCGGTTCTAGTAGCGGAACAGGAGAGAAGGAAGAAGTATAATCAATTAGATACTTACTTTCCAGACAAAGGCCCAACCCGCAGAGAGTTATATCCAAAACAGATTGAATTCTTTAAAGCAGGCGCTAAGTACAAACAGAGAGCTATGATTGCGGCTAACCGTTCCGGTAAGTCATTAGCAGGTGGTATAGAGATGGCATATCATGCTACAGGTAGATACCCGAAATGGTGGGAAGGTCGTAGATTCGATACCCCCGTTAACTGCTGGGCAGTAGGCGTATCCAATATCCAAACCAAGGAAGTATGTCAGCATATCCTAGTAGGCGATTACATCGACCTAGGCTCAGGACTCATCCCTAAAGAAGACCTTGATCCACATAAAGTAAGTAGGGCCGGAGTGCCTGAAGCGATTGATACTATCAGAGTTAAGCACCACACAGAGGGTGTATTCGACGGTTGGTCAACAATAACGTTCAAGTCATACGAGCAAGAACGTGAGAAGTTCCAAGGACATGCTATCCATGTAATATGGCTAGATGAGGAACCAAAGAATTATGGCATCTACACAGAGTGCCTAACGCGTATAGCGACCACCAAAGGCATGATCTACTGCACTTTTACTCCCCTATTAGGTCTGTCGGACGTGGTCCTATCTTTTATGCCAGGAGGCAAGTTACCAAAGGATGGTGTCGTTATAGACGCCGATGGTAACCCTACTCGTAAGCATATTGTACAGATAGACTGGGAGCAAGTACCTCATATCTCAACTGATATGAAAGAAGAGATGCTATCTGCTTACACACCCTACGAGCGTGATGCACGTGCTAAGGGTATCCCACAGTTGGGGTCAGGTGCTATCTTCCCTGTATTAGAAGAAGAACTGGTCATTGAACCATTTACAATACCTCCACACTGGAAAAGAGTTTTCGGACTGGATGTAGGTTGGAATAAGAATGCAGCAGTATGGGGCGCGATAGACCCTAACTCTAACGTAGTATACTTATACTCAGAGTTCTATCAAGGAAGACAGGAATTACCAATTATCATTGAAGGCATAAGTAGCCGTGGTAAATGGATACCAGGTGTTGTGGATCCTTCAGCAGAGAAGCTGATTAACCCAACCGACGGTAAAAGCCTATTCTCATACTATATTGAATCAGGTATGGAGTTAGCTCTAGCAGACAACTCTGTAGAAACAGGAATATACAAAACATGGAATATGATGTCCACAGGTAATATGAAAGTATTCAGTAACCTTCATAATTGGTTAGGTGAATTTAGAATCTATAGACGCGACGAGAACGGCAAGATCGTTAAAAAGAACGATCATTTAATGGATGCCACGCGTTATCTAGTTATGTCAGGAATTGATATGGCTATAGATGAAGAAGAAGCGTATCAAGATGAATGGTATAACACAAGCGATCAGCAACGTGCTCAATCTAAGCTCGCCAAAGGCGCTAACGACATAACAGGTTATTAATATGAAAAAGCTAAAGAAGACATTTAAACTAGACAAGATCATGGATCTGCCTAACATCGCAGATAAGATGCATAAAGAAGATTTAGCTCGACTAAGTCAAGAAGTAATTTCATCGTTCGAAAGCGATAGAGATAGCCGTAGTGATTGGGAACGATTAACGGAGAAGTCTTTAGACCTTATAGAACTTAAGCATGAGGCTAAGCATCACCCATGGCCCAATGCATCTAACGTTAAGTACCCGTTAGTGTCTACAGCTGTTATACAGTTCGCATCTAGACAGATGCCGGAACTGATACGCAACGGTAAAGTAGCAGAAGCCCAAGTAGTCGGTAGAGACGATGATGGACAAAAAGAACAGAGAGCCAAGCGTGTAGCTCAACACATGTCATTCCAGCTATTACATGAAATGGAAGAGTGGGAAGACGATTTAGACAAACTATTACATATGCTTGCAGCAGTAGGCATAGTATTTAAGAAGACTTATTATGACCCAGTATCAGATAGACCTCGCAGTGAACTATGTCTTTATGACGATATCTACATACATGAGGACGTTAAAAGCTTGGTGGAAGCGAGACGTATAACACATCGCATTACAATGCATAAGAACGATATCATAGAACGCATGCGCTTAGGACTATACACTGAGATGGACATGGACGAACTAGACAATGAATCCATGGACTCCCTCCAAGAAGAAAGCATTCATGATATACTAGAACAACATAGATATATAGATTTAGACGGTGATGGCTACGAAGAACCATACATCGTATTAGTAGATAGAGATCTACGCAAAGTGTTACGTGTAGTAGCACGGTTTGATGAAGAAGATGTAGAACATACAGAGAAAGGCAAAGTACTACGAATAAAACCAGTACAGCATTTCACTGACTTCCACTTCATCAGATCCCCTAGAGGTAAGTTCTACAGTATAGGCTTTGGACAGTTATTATTCTCACTTAACAATAGTGTTAATACTATCCTTAACCAACTGATAGATGCTGGTACCTTAGCTAATACCCAAGCTGGTATTATCGATAAGAGAATTAAGATACCTGGTGGTGACTTCGACATGTCTCCTGGACAGTTGACCAAAGTCAACATGTCAGGCATTGACGATATCGGGAAGCATTTACATTTCATGGATTTCAAAGAACCATCTAATGTACTATTCCAGTTATTAGGAACCTTAGTAGAAGCTACAAAAGAAGCATCTAGTGTTAGCGACGCGTTAACGGGCACTGAGCAGGCGCAGAACGTACCCGCCACAACCATACTCGCGTTAATAGAACAGAGCACTAAGGTCTTCTCAGCGATACAGAAACGATTATATAGAGGACTCAAGCTAGAGTTCAGTAAGATATTCAGATTAAACCGAATATTCTTAGACCAAGAACACTACTTTAGAGTATTGGATGACGAAGCGGTCGTATTCCAGAGTGACTATGATGAGGCTGAACTGGACATAGTACCAGTAGCTGATCCATCAGTATCCTCCGACGCCCATAGGATTGCCAGAACGCAAGCCTTAATGGGATTAGCGGGCCAACCCGGAATCAATACCCACGAAGTAATGAGGCGATACCTAGAAGATATAGGTGTACCGAATGTAGAGAAAGTGTTACCACCACCTAATCCAGATGCACCACCACCTTTAGAGGTTATCAAGTTGCAGTCTGAGATTGATGAACGTGGTAAGAAGCTTGAGCTTAAAGGCAAAGAGATTGAACTACGACAGCGTGCTCAATTAGTCGATATGGCTAAGGTAGAGGCTGAAATAGAAGAGCTCAAATCACGAGCTATTAAATCTATTGCTGAGGCTGAGGCCACAGAGCTAGGACCACAACTAGAACAATATAGAATGTTCATGGACGGGTTGTCTAGTAAATTGGATGCTATAACTCAAGCCAGAGATCCTGGCACTAGGTTTAGCAACGACGATGTACAAAGTGTAACCGGGGAGGTCACAAATGGGGACGACGGATTCGATCCAGGAAGTCTATCAGTGGAAAAACCACAGGGTAACTCAGGCGCTTAGAGACGCAGCGCGTGAGCAGAAAACTATATTGATAGAATTACTACTTACTAACCGTATAGATCAAAACAACATTGGGGAGAAGAACTTTCAATTAGGAAAGTTAGAGATCCTAAACTATATATTATCAGAAGAAGTATTTGATGATTTAAATGAAGAGATGGAGTTACGATATGGCAAAAAGTAAATTACCTATCCAAGCGGTAGGTCACAGAGTTATCATCTTAGTTGATGATATTTCGGACGGAGACAGACAGCAGAAAGAAGGTCATGTGATCTTAACACATTCTACTGATGACTACGAACGAGAAAGGGAGTTTCAAGAAAGAGGAGCCATAGTAGACATTGGTCCTTCTGCTTACAACTTATCACATCATGATAAGGCGTGGGTCAAGATTGGTGATCGTGTTCTGTATAAGAAATACGATGGTCATAAGTTCTTGGATGAAGAAACAGGGAAGTTATATCGGATTGTCAATGACGAAGATATAATCGCCAAAGTTACCTAGAGGTAAAACATGTCTGAAATAGAAGATAGTTCCATAGAGGAACAACCTGATATCGGTTCAACCGAAGTACCAGTTACACGACCGGACTTCGAAGCAGAGGCCAACTCTCCGGAAATTCCGGATAGTTCGATTAGCGAAGAACCAGTAGTATCAGAAGTAGAGAAAGAAGCACAATCTCAAGGCTGGAAGCCAGCGGAAGAAGATTTGGCTGACGATAAAGAATTCGTTGGTGCGGCTGAGTATCTACGAAGAGGTGAACTCTTTGATAAGATTAAAGACTTGAAACATGTTAGTCGAAGCGAAACACGTCGCTTAGAAAAGCAGATTCAAGAACTAACTGGTCTTATGCAAGATTCACGTAAACAAGGTTATGAGCAAGCATTAAGCGATATCCAGACTCAACGGACAGAAGCCGTAGAGATCGGAGACCTAGATGCATTTAACGCGTTAGACTCACAGTACAATGACGTACGTGAAAAGCTACAGCAAGCAACTCATAGGCCTGAACCAGAACAAATTACTAATGATGAAGCTGTAGAGTTTCAGAATAGAAACAAAGCCTGGTTTAACAATAACACACCTGAGAACACCAGCATGGTGAATCAGGCTGTCAATATCGATAACTACTATGTCGAAGCTAAGCCCTTCCTCACGGAACCGCAAAGACTCAAGTTAGTAGAGAAGGAAATGAAAACATTGTTTCCGCATCGATTCTCTCAAGCTAAGAAGCAACGCCCAGTGGCTGTAGAACAGGCATCAAAGGCAGGAGTAGGCACTCCCGCTGGTAAAGGCAAGACTAGGTTTAACGATCTAGACGAGAGACAACAGGCTAACTGTAAAGCATTCTTGGAATTAGATCCAAGTCTCACAGTTGAAGATTATGTTAAAGCAGCAAATAACTAAGAGGAATTGTCATGACAGTGACTAAAAAGGCTGAGAAGCCACAAGCAGACGCCGTAGTGGTGCACGAGAAGGAAACTCGGAAACGAGAAGTACGGATAACCAGAGACTTATTGGTAAATAAAGGTCCCCTTCAAATACCTGAATCGGTAAAGAAATCCGGATATCAGAACGCATGGATGCGCTGTAATGGCGATGAAAACCTAGCGTTTAGATTTGAAAGATTTTCACGGATGGGTTACGATTTCGTAACAGATCCAGACTCAGGGAATAAGGTTAAGGTCGGACGTCAAGGAGAACAAATGTTTCTATTGGAAATTCCACAAGAAAGATTTAACGACATCAAGAAATTGAAGTCAGAGATCCGAAGCGAGAAGACAGCGGAAAGACAAGAGATTGTCAATCCACGAAAAGCTAATCAAGCTGAAGGGATATTCGAAGAGAAACTTACAATTAAGTAAGTTATATATAAAGGAGTGTTTATTATGGCTACAGATAACCCACATGGGTTTGTACCTAAAAAACATAGTCTTGGTGTACCTCTAAGTGCAACTATTAACCCCTATTACAAGAAAAGTGATTATGCAGTAGCATTATTCATTGGCGACCCAGTCGTTAAGAATAGTACTGCTAACTTAGCCACAGTTTTTGCGGGCGCAGAAGATTACAAGTCAGGTCAATTACCTGAAGTTGAAATCGGTCTTGTGGCCGGTGCCAATACTGGCATCATGGTGGGTAAAAGTACGCGCTCGGGTAACCTCACCACTGTTCACAGTGTTGCGAGCACCGAAGACGTAATTCTGGTATGCGATGATCCATTTGTAATCTTTCAAGTCCAAGAAGATAGTGACAGCGAAAACGCTGCTGCTGCTACTGTAGGCTTGAACTACAATGCGATTCTAACTCACGCAGGCAATGCGATTACCGGAATCTCTGGAGCTGAACTAGATTCATCATCTAAAGCGGCAACTGCGGGCCATGGGTTCAAATGTTTACGCTTAGCACCAGAACAAGGGAATGCCATCGGCGCTAATGCTGAATGGTATGTACTTATTAACGATCATACGGAAATGCCAGGCGTCGCCGGTATCTAAGTAAAGGAGACATAATTATGTCAGGTGGTATTATTACTACAGGTAGTTATCCCTCGGATTTGGAACCTATCGGACGTCATTGGTTTATGGATGCTGAAAAGCAACTAGAACCATTGTACACACGGGTTTTCGAGAGTAAAACTACTAAGAAGAAGTTTGAGCATGACTCAATCTTCGGCGGACTAGGTCTAGCATCAGTTAAACCTGAAGGTGCGTCTGTAACTTATGATAGTATGGTTGAGGGTCCTGAACAGGTCTACACCCAAGCTACATACGCTAACGGATTCATCATCACGAAAGAGATGAGAGATTTTGGGATCGCAAACATCGTAATGAAGAATCAAAGTTCTGAATTGCGTAAATCATTAGAAGAGAAGAAAGAAGAGCTATTAGCCGACGTGCTTGATAACGCTTTTGATAACGCTCATACTGGTGCCGATGGTAAAGAGCTTTGCTCTAGTATCCATCCAATCCAAGATGGACTAACTATCAGAAACGAAGCATCTACGCCAGTGGATCTTTCAGAAACTAGTCTAGAACAAGCCATGATCGATATTAAAGATGAAATGAAGGATTTCAGAGGGAAAAGAGCAACGAAAGAAGCTAAGTTCCTAATTGTTCCTACAGAAGAAGTCTTTAATGCCCAACGTATCTTACGCACGCAACAACGTGTTGGTACTGCGGACAACGATCTTAATGCTTTAAAAAGCCTAGGAATGCTAAATGAAGAAATTATGCATCATCACAGATTATCTGATGCTGATACATGGTTCATCAAGTTAGACGTTTCAGACGGTCTTAAAGTATATCAATCGGAATCCCCAAGATTCCAAGCTGATAACGATTTTGATACATTCAATATGAAGTTTATCGGTTATGAGCGATATGCATACGGCTGGTCTGATTACCGTGCAATTTACGGTGTCGAAGGCTTATAGAGCTTAGGCTTTAACCAGTTAAGAGGCTGGGGCTCCCATGCCCTGGCTTCTCCTTGCTGGCCTCTTAACATAACATGGAGAAAGAAAATGGGACAAATGTATAGCGGAAATATTGACGTTGATTATCAAAATGATACAGTCGATATCGCAAAACACGATGCAGGCACGATAGGCCTGAAACTCGGAGGTGTGCTAGTCACAGCTTCAGCTGCAGAATTAAATGCAGCAGGCGATGCAGGTGCTTCAACAGCAACCGCAGCCGAGATAACGAACGTAGCAGATGTATCTGCACGAGTACAGGCAATTACCGCGTCAGGCGCAGTAACTGCGGGCGTGCAATCAGTAGAGCTTAATCACGCTTCTGTTCTGATCGCTGCTACAATTGCTAACGCGTCAAACCATCAAGGTTTATTCGTAGTCAAGAATGTAGGTACTGGCACAGAAGATCATACGTTAACGTTAACATCAGGTACCTTTGATGGTACTAATAACATAGCTACGCTCAACGCTCACGATGAGTGTTTAGTGGTTTACTTTGACAGCACCGGTAACGGTACTGTAGTTGAAAACGTTGGTACAATTGTACTTAGCTAAATAAGGTAGATAAAATGGCAGGAACTCTTAGTAAAATAGATGCAAGTGAATACTTAGTCAATGGTAACCCGATAGATTTTGATGATCTGGACGGTACCTTAACATTGGATAAGATATCAGACGTCACAGCTACGGCCGCTGAGGTTAATCTTTTAGATGGAGTTACTGCTACTACTAACGAATTAAATATATTAGACGGCGTAACAGCCACAACAGCAGAATTAAATAAACTAGATGGAGTAAGTGCCACAGCCACGGAGATGGATTATAGAGCACTCTTTATTGGAGGCATTGAAGGTAGTGCTGCGGCCGACTATTACGGACCTGTGCCTTTCAATTGCACAGCTGTAGCATTTTACTTAACAGCGCCGGGCGGTGTAGGTACATGGACAGCTACGGCAAAGAATAATGGCGGAAGCACAATGGGAAGTGCTACCATATCGGCCACCGAAGGGGTGACGGCCGCAGATACTTCCCTATCAAATACAACATTTACAGCGGGCACCGACTGGAGAGTAACAGTCTCGAGCAGCGCTACATCAGTACAAGTACTAGCAACAGCATGTTTGCTAGTAGCACTATAGGATATTAGATGGCAACATTTACAGGAAAGAGAGTAAAGGATACGTACGGCAACTTACTACAAGTTGCTAACGGTAACGATGGCGTTGACGCTACGTTACGTACGGTGTCAGACGGTAAAGGCGATGCCACTGTATTAGCTGTGTCTACAGCAGCAGTAAGCATCAACGGTCTTACATATCCTACATCAGACGGCACGAGCGGACAGGCTATCGTCACAGATGCTGGTGGTAATCTCACCTTCGGCACTGTAGCGAGTGGCTCGATAGAGTTAGATGATCTTACAGATGTAACAATAACAGCCGCCGTTACTGGCGACTACATAAGATATAATGGTTCAGCGTGGGTAGACGTAACAGTTGCTACTCTAGAGTCAGACATAGATCATGACAATCTCACAGGATACGTAGCAGATGAGCATATTGATTGGACTGCAGCTTCAGTTGCTTTTAGCACTTCCGGAACGGCTGCGACAGGGGCTCTTGGCGTTACAGGGGCAATTACAGTTACCTCTACAGTCGACGGACGGGACGTTGGTGTGGATGGTATTAAGCTGGATGGCATAGAAGACAACGCCACAGCTGACCAGACGGATGAAGAAATAGAAGATATCGTCGGCGGTATGGTCACGGGTAATACCGAGACCCTAATAACTGTTACCTATCAAGATGGCGATGGTACGATCGACTTCGTAGTAGATAATGATCTAGCTAACTATAGTAATACTAACTCTGCCTTCATCACAGCATCTAGTTCCGATACATTAACGAATAAAGGCATTGACCTTTCTACTAATACCGTAACTGGTACCATGGCCGAGTTCGATACAGCTTGTTCAGATGGTAACTTTGCATATGCCACTGGTGCATTTCACGATGACTTCAGTGACTTCGTCGCTAACGAACATATAGATCATACTAGTGTCACACTAACGGCAGGCGTAGGCCTATCTGGCGGTGGTGACATATCGTCTAACAGAACATTTACTGTAGACTTAAACGAATTAACAACCGAGACTACGATCGCATCAGGCGACTTTATCTCGATGGTAGATATCACTGATAGTGGTAGTGGTAAGATTACCTTTGCTAACCTCGAAGGTACTGTAGACCATGATAATATAGCGAATACACATAACCTCACAACAGACATAGATCATGATGCTCTTACTAACTTCGTAGCAGATGAGCATATAGACTGGACATCTACTAGTGAGAACTTCAGTACATCAGGTACTGCGGCAGCCGGAGTAACTACGGTTACCTCTCTTAACTGTACTGCAGATACTAATCAGATCGTACTAGATAGTGATGGCACTACAACAACTATAACAGACAGTGCTACAACTTCAAGAACTATAACATTACCCAATGCTACCGATACGTTGGTAGGTAAGGCAACAACTGATACCTTTACTAATAAGACCTTCGATGCTAATGGCACAGGCAACGGCTTAAGTAATGTCGACGTAGCTGATCTGGCCAACGGAACAGATGGAGAACTAATTACCTGGGATGCTTCCGGCGCCCCTACCACAGTTGCAGCAGGTACCTCCGCACAGGTATTAACATCAAATGGTGCAGGAGCGGCACCTACATTTGAAGATGCCACAGGTGGTGGCGATATGGTACTAGCCAATGCCCAAACAGTGACAGGCGCTAAGACCTATGACGTTTCTACAATGATCTATGCTGGCTCTACTAGTGGTACTACCACAGTGAACGCCACAGCCACTGCAGGTACAACGGTCTTAACCTTACCTGCGGCCACAGATACTCTAGTAGGGAAAGCTACTACAGATACCTTTACTAATAAATCAGGATCTAACTCTCAATGGACGAACGATGAAGGTTATGTCACAGCAACTCTTACGACTGAAGAAGTAGAAGATATAGCTGGCCCGTTAGTCGCCACAGGCGGCACTAAGACAGGCATAACAGTTACGTACGATGATGCCAATGGTGACATGGATTTCGAAGTAGATGTAGCAGATTTAACTACATCCGGCACAGTGGAACTAGCTACTATAGCAGAAACAAATACAGGCACAGACGCCACAAGAGCCGTTACGCCTGACGGACTAGATGGCTGGACGGGATCGGCACAGTTTACAACAACCGGAATATTAGGTTCCGGTTCTATAGCCTCCGGCTTTGGAGCCATAGACAATGGTGCATCGGCTATTACAACTACAGGTACAATTACTGGTGGGGTGGTAACAGCAGATAACATAACAATAAATGGCAACACCATATCGTCTACTGCCGGCACAGATCTATTAATAACCCCGCTAGCTGGTCAGCAATTAATCCTAGATGGTACTATAATAGTAGATGCTGGAGTAGTAACAGGCGGTAGCTCTATTACCTCTACTTCATTCGTAGGTGCTCTGACGGGTAATGCTGACACAGTCACGACGAACGCGAACTTAACCGGAGATGTAACAAGCTCCGGCAATGCCACAACCATAGCCGCCAAGGCCGTTGATGTGGCTATGTTAGCCGATGGCACAGATGGCGAATTGATAACCTGGGGCACGGATGCCGTAGCTACTGTAGTAGCAGCAGGCACATCCGCGCAGGTATTAACTTCAAACGGAGCAGGCGCCGCGCCTACCTTTGAAGATGCCACAGGTGGTGGATTTAGCCAAGAAGAGATAGAAGACTTTGCAGGCGCTATGTTTACCGGTAATACCGAAACAGGGATTGCGGCGACTTACCAAGACGCTGATGGTACTGTAGATCTAGTAGTTGATGTTGCAGATCTTACGACTGCGGGAATAGTAGAATTAGCCACAGCGGCCGAAACGAATACTGGGACCGACGCTACTCGTGCGGTCACTCCAGATGGCCTGGATGACTGGACGGGTTCAGCCCAGCTTACTACGTTAGGTACTATAGGTACAGGCGTATGGCAGGGTACTACAGTAGCAGTGGACCAGGGTGGTACAGGACAAACTTCCTATACAGACGGACAATTACTAATTGGTAATACCAGTGGTAACACGTTAGCTAAAGCTACCATCACAGGTGGTACTAGTGTTACGGTAACCAATGGCAATGGTACTATTAGCCTAGCTGTGGATGATGACTTCCTAGCGAACGACGGCGACGTGGGCACAGGAGTCTATGACTTCGGTGGAGCTACGAGCCTAGAGATACCTAACAGCGCTACTCCGACAGTTAATGCTAATGGCGAAGTAGCTATAGACACAACAGTAACAGACTTCTCACATGGTGTTATGAAATACTATGGTGGTGAAGAGATGGGCGTAGTATCTATGCCTATAGCTGAGTTCACTAGTCCTACAGATACACATGTAGTAACGTATAATGCTACGAACGATGAGTTCGAATTAGTAGCAGGAGGCGGCGCAGTAGCGCCGACGGCACAGTCATGCGCTACCTTTAGAGATAACGCGGGCGGCCAAGTCCTAACAACAACACGTACCGTAGTTAATTTAGATACTACCTTAACAAATAATGATACAGGCTTATTCAGCTTAGCTACTGATGTCATTACAGTCGCCGAAACAGGCGTCTACCTGATAACCTATTCATTGCATGCTAATTTAACTACGGGTACTCGTGAGAATTATAGTTGCTTCTTGCAGACGGATACAGGCGGCGGTTTTGCTGATGTCGCTGGGTCTGAAATAGCAGCTTACGGACGAACCACAAACGAGACTGCATCATGTAGTGGAGCAGTTACCTTGGTCGTTACTGCGACCGATACCTTTAGGCTATCTGCAGATTGTACCGGCGCAAGTGCAGTCACTACACTAGCTGATGGTACTACATTTTCCATTGTTAAATT